CAACATATTCAACTCTAATACCATCACCTAACTGAAAATTATGTTTTACTACTGACAAACCTAATGTCATTAAGTCCATATCACATCTTTTACGAACTTGCTCATAATGATTTTCTTCTAATAAAGTATTAATAGCAACTTCATTGGCTATTTCAATAGCTGGTTTGTAATTCATTTGCATATACAACTCCATTTCTAAGTCACTTTCTGGAAGCTCATCAGGATTCATACTAAATAACTTTACATCAAAATCCTTTTCAATTTGCATAAAGAGGTCTTTTGATATAACGTTTTTCTCAACCATGTTTTGAAACTCACCTCTTTTTTCTGATGACATTGCATCTTGAGCATATGCTTTTACTGTAAACAAACGGTCTGACATACCGTTAACAACTATGTCTACAAACTTAGGTATAACTGGAACTGGAGTCCAGTCTAAATTTAAATAAGACAAATCACCATCAACAGCTAATTCGTTTTTATATTTAGCGATTGATTGTTCTCCACGAGCATACAATCTCAAACGATTAAACTCTCTCCATTGACTGTAAAATCTACATTGATTTACCCCTTCTTTTCTGAACCACTCATACTGAATAGCTTGACCAACTTGTAAACCAAATTCTTGTGTTGCTTTTTTTGAATCTGATACAAATTGATCAGGAAAAGCAGCGGATTTAATATCTATACTAATTCCTTTCATTTATCTTATTAATTGACTGATGGAACTCTCATTGTTATATCTTGCAAAGTTAACACTTATTTTTGATTTTTGTTTAGTAGGTGTATACAAGTGCTTTTGATTAGCCATAATAGCTAAACCAGAGCTTATAGCTGCATCAAATCGTGTTCGGTTAGAAATATCAAACTTAGCCCAATCTTCTAAAGTTCTTTGAAATGGCATCGTACCCATGATTTCTGAATCTCTAAAAGTTCCCTCTAAATCTAATCCAATATGTTGTTCTATATAAGATTCTATAGCTGCTGCGTGAGACTGTTTTACATCTTCTGATGAATTAGGAATACCACCTAACTCTCTTTCTGTTTTAGATAATTTATTAAATCTTTTGTCTGGTCTATTCATGCAGTAACCCCTGTAACCTCTGTTTTTAAAATGATACAACAACCTTGGTTTGTTATTTTCACATAATAATGGCATACCATAAAATATACAAGCCATTAATACTTCTTCAAAAAATATCTCAGCTGTTTGTGGTCGTGCAATGTACTCTAAAAAAAACTCGTTTGATGGTGCATCATCCATGTTAAATTTTGTCATACCATGCAAAGCTCCATTAGAACCTTTTCCCACAACAACACCAGAAATATCATATGAGTCACATCCAAATGACCCTATATGTTCATTTCCAGGATATTTCATTCCTTGTTTTGTAAACGATCTATTTTGCAAATGTTTAGCTGGTGTCCAAGATACTAAAAATCTTCCACTTTTATTTGGACTGAATATTACATGTGTATCTTTTACGCCATTTGCCCATTGAAACGATCCACGTGTTACGTGTTGCCCTAATATTAAGGAATCATTGTAATCTATTTGTTGATATATTTTTGTTAAGTTAAACAAAGATTGTTTACTTTCATCTCTAAAGGCATGTGATTCTGTACGAGGAAACTGACGATAAAATTCATTTAATGCGTCTGCATCAGAAGATAATGAGTCTACTTCATTTTTCCAATAGTCAATTGCACCAATACTTATATTCTCACCATCAATACCTGCTGTAGGTTTTTGTGGACAGTGCAAAACTGGCATACCAAATTTATCTATATAACCCTCAAAGTTCCATTCCATTGGTATAAACAAACTATATAGTCCAGATTTTGTTTGACCATTTTGATTTCTTTTAGCTGCATTTGAGTCTTCATATAATTTTTTAAAGTTTCCTCCACCTTTATCTAATGCATTAGATGTTGAACCCATCATGCATTTTCCTATAATTTTACTACCTAATCTTAAACAGGTTTTAGTAACTCTCCAGTTGTTTAAAATATTTTCTGGTCTTTCCCATTTACCACTTTCATCGTGTAATAAGTATTGAAGTTTTTCACCATCATATGAGTTATCAGAAGTGTTTTTCCAATCTATTGTTGTATCTAATCCTTCAAGATCCTCATCGTCAGTTACATACATATTTTTTTTAGTAATTTTAGATGCAGGTACACGATAAGCCAATTCGGTTTTAGGCTTATCCATACCATCTTGGATAGGTTTAAAAAAGAAAGGATAGTTATTAGAAATAGGCACAACTTTATCAGTAAACATTTTTTTAGCATCTGCACCAGTTTTAGATAGTATACCTATACGAGCATCTCTTGTTATTGTTGCTTGATTTACACCTTCACAAGAACTCATAAAAGAAAACCCCGAACGTCTTATTTTCAAATAACACATTCCAAAACTTCTGTTATCTGCTTTACAAGCTTCCCAAAATATATAAAATATTCTGTTTGCTTCTCTAAAATCAGGATGGCCAACATCTATTTTTGTCCATTGCAAATACATATAATGTGTTCCAGTTATATATGTAGGTATACCATTATTTAAAAACCAATATCCCTCTTCTCTTTTATCAAACTCGTTTTCTATATAATCTACCCAAGAATTTTTAAAGTTAGTGGGCATTTCATTCCATTGAAATATTGATGATATTCTTTTTAAAGCTTTGGGTTGAAGCTTAGGTGTCCACATTTGATTTTCTTTTTTTTCTTTTTGATTATCAAATGTTTTTGGTGTTTTAGGTAAACCAATTATTACATTACTTATCTCATATACATCGCCTAATGTTCCATCTCTGGATATAATAACTAAATTATATTTATCGTTATATCCATACTTCCATGTTTTTGCTTTGTTCTTTTTAGCAAGAACATTTTTGGGAATATAATTAGTTAATATTTTATATATTTTATTTTGATCTTGACTCTGCAAATCCTTTTAATGTATTACTTTTATTTTCTTTAACATCACCATTAAGTATATCTCTTTCTTCTTCTATTTTTTTTATAATTTCAAATGCATCCATAATACACAATTTTTTTGTAGCTGCTGCATTTTTTAATCTATCCGCAGCTAATTCATCTTCAGCATCATATTTAATAATATCTTCTTTAGCTACTTTAACTAATTGTTTTACAGCTTTTTCACCAGCTTCTATTATTTGTAATTTTAATTCTTTATTAGTCATTTAATTTAATAGTTATATTTTTTGTAAACATACGGTATAAAGTTTCTTTTTCAACCTCAAACTGATATTCACTTTCAGGTTCAAATATTATTTCATCTCCTTCTTTCATTCCTAAATTTAAAAGTTCATTGTTTATATATTTAATAATTCCTGTTAGCGGTTCATATTTAGAGTGTTTATCAACAAAAGAATCTTTTTTTTCTACTGGTTTTATAAAACAATATTTTCCAGGAGCTTTCCATTTACCTTTTGTTTTATATAAAAAGTATTGATCATCATCAACAAAAAACAAATTATCTTTAAAATAACTTTTACCGCTTTTTCTATTTCCATACATATCATTATAAAATTTAAAAACATTATGGTGTACTAATAATGTATCACCTACTTCAATTTCTCCTTTATAATGTAGAGGTAATGAAACAACCTCAGCATAACGATTAGAAAACATATGGTCTTCTTCAGATACGCTGGTTACAAAATCTATACCTGCTATAGATTTTACATTGTCATATCTTCGGTTATTGTAAGGTTTTACTATAAACGAATATAAAGCTTTCATTAAAAATTAATGTTATATTCTAATGTAATAGGTAGTGTATATAGAAATTCTTTCCAAATAAAAACTTCATCATTTTTTTCTACCCATAATTTATAGGATTGTGTTTTTTCACTTGCTTGTATTAAGTGTATTTTATAATCACCACCCAGAACAGGTTGGTTTACTATATAATGCATTGATCCTGATTTATAATCAGATCCTATTGAAATCTTTCTAATATCCATTTTATTTTATTTATTTTCCTCTACTAAACCTTTGTTTATTTCTTCTGTTATTTTCTCTACTATTGGTAATGTACTAATAGGTAAAGATTGTAATAAACGATTTATGGTTTTAATAGAATCATCATTTAATTCTACTCTCATTTTATTTTATTTAATTTTTATTAAGGGACAGCTACTATAGGGATATAATAGTCACCTCCATTAATTCTTACTTTCCATCTTTTATTTGCTGTTACAGTAACATTTTCAATAGTTCCTAATGGGAATGTAACACTTCCGATAGATAATTGTCCATCATCAGGTGCAGTTGAATTTTTACCAATACATAAAGATCCTGAACCAGATGCACTTGTGTTAAATCCTATTGCAATACTATCAGCTCCTGCAGCTGTAGCTGTAGCACCTATAGCAATTGAATTACTGTTAGATGATGTACCAGCTTGTGCTTGTCTTCCTATAGCTATGGTATCTGTACCTTTAGAATAAGTTGATCTACCAATTGCTATTGTGTCACCTCCTAAATCTTGTACAGCATCTTGAGATTTATATCCAATAGCTATATTATGACTTCCACTTACAGTTGGTGCTGATCCAGTTGAACCTAAAGCATATGTTCCTATAGCTATATGACCTGTTCCGCTTAAAGTAGATGTAGCTCCATTGTTATCAATCATGGAGTAAGCACCTATAGCTACAGATTCAGAAGATGTAAAATACTGCATTGCACGTCTTCCAATTGCTATTTGATTTATACCGTTTTTTGTTTGATTATTAGAAGTGTGTTGACCTGCAAAAGAACCTAAAAACACCCCTCCACCTGCAGCAGTGCTTGAGTTATATTGACCAGCAGAAGTTCCAATAGCTACTATTTCTTCTCCTATAACATATGTTGTTGTTTCTCCAGCTAATGCGTTTGTACCTATGGCTACTCTGTTTGTTGCATCATCTGTTCCTGGTGTTGAACCTGTATTACCTCCAAACTTTAATGCGTCTTTTCCAATTGCAACATCTTGACCACCATAACCACTTGACATTGCACCTACACCAACTATTGTGTTACCAGTTTGTACTGTAGCAGTTGCCAGTGCATTAAAACCAACAATTGTATTTGAAGCACCATCTGTTATTGATTGTGCTGCTTGAGTTCCTATTATTGTGTTTGAAACTGCAGAACCTGTTTCAGCTAAAGTCCCTGTTGAACTTTTTCCTATTCTTACATTGTTAGTTGTGTTTTCAATAAAAACATATCCTTTTCCTGATCCTGCATTTGAACCAATTGTTAAAGAATAATCATTATGAACAACATTATTATTATTTAAAGAAAATACTGTGTTTGCTGAGTCATAAAAAAGAACTGTGTTTTGAATAGATGCACCACCAGATGCCCACGCAGGTAATATACCTTCAGTACCTGTTCCTGTAACAGTTCCTGTGTTAGTTGTGTAACCTGGTGAATTAGTAAGTTGACTTAAGTCTGTTATTGATGATGATACTTGAATTGTTGAAC